TTAGGCAACAGCACCATCGGTGTACGGGTTGAACTTGTCACCGACCTTGGCGCCTTCGGTGTAGGTATCGAACTTGCCTGCGCGGGCCAGTGCACCTTCGGTGTACGGATCGAACTTGCTGCCGGCCTTGGCGCCTTCGGTGTAGGTATCGAACTTGCCAGCGCGGGCCAGCGCACCTTGGGTGTACGGATCAAACTTGTCACCCACCTTAGCGCCTTCGCTATACGGGTCGAACTTGCTGCCAGCCTTGGCACCTTGCGTATAGACGTCGAAACGTTGGCCGGCGGCGGCGCCTTGCGTGTACACGTCGAACTTCGTGGCGGCCAGGGCGGGCACGGCGGCCAGGGCAATCAGGGCTGCAATCAGGGTGCGTTGGGCTTTCATGATGTCTTCTCCGGGATGGGCGCAGCGCGTCGGGCAGTGGCTCGTTTCGAGACCGGTTTTCGCTGCGGCGCCGCATTCGATAAAGCCATCGTAGGCGAGCCTGTTAAGACAATAAATGTCGCGACAGACAATTTATTGTTGTGATATCTGGAATTACGGGAAAACCCGCGCCAACAGTGGTTTCGTGGCTTACGGCAAGGCTTGTCGGCTTTATTTGCGCAAACCAATCATGTGACTTTTTCAGCAAAAGCCAGCGTTGTGCGCTGAACGAACCACCGCGATTGCCGCGTCTTCCCGCATCGCACAATCGCTGCGGCCTGCGTGGGGATTGTCATCTCCGGATACAAACGCGCACAAGTGAGCGTGTGACTCTGTGCCACACTGCGCAACATTCATTTCGAACGCACGCACGATGAAACGTCTTTTGCTGGCGGCCGCCCTGCTGAGCGCCGCACTCCTCTCTGGTTGTGGCGTGGTTGCCGCGCCCTGCCGCGTGGCATCGGCCGGCTTGAAGATGGTGCCGCTGGTTGGGCACGTGGCCGCCGCGCCCACGGACGCCTGCGCAGACATCATCGATTGAGGGCGGCCAGCGCAATGCTGGCGCCCGTGCAAGCCGCTACACCGAACATCTATCGAGGCTGCGACGCTTCTATCTGCCCCGCCACCCACGCCTGCAAGTCCTTCAGTTGCTGGGCGTTGGCGTGAAAGGCTTCAGCCTCGCGCTCGTGCTGGGCTTCAACGTCAGAGAGGACAACGCCACTGGCGGCTTCATCAAGGAGGCCGGCGGCGGTGGGAGGCTCGGCGCGGTTGGCGGAGTTCCACATGCCGACAAAGCGGCCAGGGATGCGGCAAGCAGCATCGTCGTGCACAACGACTTCATGGGGTACCTCGCGATCTCGGTAGAGGATGCGGTCTCGGAACACGGTCTGGATGCGCGTCTGGGCTTGCGCAGCCTGATCGACCACCTGGGCGGTGACGTCGGCCTGGCGGGTTTCGGTTTGTGCGGCGACCACCTTGGCTTGCAGTGCTTGTGATCGCTCGACATGCAGGCGATGCAGAGTGCCCGCGCCGTAGCCGAGGCCGAACGCCAGCACCAACGCAAGGACGGCGCCGCCCCAGAAGCGCGGATCAAGCAGGCTCATGACGCAGTCCCTCCTGCAAGTACCGCGCGGGCCCGCGCCCACAGCGCACGTCGATCGTCGAGACCATTCGTGCCGCCATTGATCCGGCGTGTCAGTTGCACGAAGGCGGCGTCGGTGCCCTGATCGGCAAATCGATTGAGCCCGTTGCGCAGCCAGAACCACGCGGCCGATGCGGTGGCGTGTTCGGGCAGTTCCAGCAGCTCGGGCTGCGCTTCCAGATCCAAACCCAGGGCGATGCCGCAAGCGCGATAGTTGGCGCGGCCCGTGATCTGAATCAGGCCACGGCCGAGAAAGCGCTTGCCGTCTCCGGGTTGCGTGTTGCCGAGATCTGCGCGCTCCTCATAGCCGCGTTGCGCTGACGTTGGCCCCCACAGTTCACGCACGTAGCGCAGTTGCCCCGATTCGTGCCCGACCTGCGCAAGAAACGCGGCGATGCGCGCGCGCGTGTTGATCTGCCGGAACAGCAGCACATCGGCCAGGATGGGCGCGAACACATCGGCGCGCCTGCTCGCGTTGGGCATGACGGCGCGCAGTTGCGCCGTGGTCAGAAGCGGTTCAGCCATGGCTTGCCTTGTGCATGGATTCGCGCACGTCGTCGACGACCTCGGCGAGGTCGGCATCGCGCCGCTTGTTGATGAAGTTGAAGACCCAGCGCACGACCGCCCAGCCCGGCAGGCCGCAGACAAAGTAGATGCCGCCGAGTGCCATGGCGCCGTTGGCCGAGCCGATCCAATGCGCCACCCCGAAGTACTGGATGACGGTGGCCCCGCCGCCCACGCTGGCGATGACGGTGGAGATGAGCGCCACGGCCCACTCGCCGCGTGCGCGTGGCAACGTCATCACCATGACGACGATGGAGGCGAGCGCGCTGGCGGCGCCCGCCACAGCCGCGGACCCGCCAAGCGCCTTGAAGGCCGCCGCGCCCACAGCCCCCGCTGCGGCGCTGCTGCTGATGGGTTCAGACATGGTCCCCCCGGAAAAGAAAAAAGCCCGCGCAAAGGCGGGCTGTGTTGCTGAGATAAGTGCTTACCAGTGGATGGCTTGCACCTCTTCAACGCTGGTGGCGGCGTTGATCTGGGCGATCAGGTCGGCGTACTTCTGCTGCGCGGCGACGCGGTGGGCCAGCCAGTCGGCGTTGACTTGCTGGAGTTGTGCGGCGGTGTGCGAGGTGAAGGACCAGTGATCGCCATCCGTGCACCAGAGGGGGATGGTCCAGCCCGGTGATGCGGTAGCGGCTGCGCTGACTGCGCTTTGCAGGTTGCGTTGGTCGTTGTCTTGGGATGGGTAGGTGAGTGCGACACCTAGGGCGGAGGAGGTGAAGCCGGTGGTCAGGGCGGTGGCGCACCCGGTGCTGAGCTTGGTGGCCTGTGCTGCCTGCACCTGGCTCAGGGTCATGAGCGAGATCGGATCAACGGCGATTGGGTTGCCGTCGGCATCAGCAATGATCGTCTTTCCGGCGGCCTGTGCGTCCATCAATTGCGCGTGGGTCATCGACCATTTTGATTCGTCGACGGCATCGTCAGGAATGTTTGCGCCATGAATGATTGAATCGTAGAAACCATCGGTGGATTTTGCATAGAAAAACATGATTTATCCTCAATAGCCAATCGCAATGAAATATGTGCCATTCCCGTTAGTGCTGGATCTCCACGTGAATTGCGCTGCATTTATGAACCAACCAGAGTTAGAAGAAAACTGGCCCGACCCAGGGTTGTATGCAGTCTGAATTGACAAACCGGTCCCCCTGTACGGGAATGTGATGGGGAGAGTGGTGATGACATCCGTAGTAGTACTGGTTGAGCCCGCAAAACCCCATTGGACAATCAGACCGCTTGGCAATTTTTGATACCCATTGACTGCCAGATTCGAACCAAATACGGCAGAAGAAAGTGCCAAATTGGTCGACCCATCAACGGATAGCCAAACCGTATTCGTTGAGCTCCGCACCAACGTCAAAGTGTCACCCGGCCCAATAGCGAACGAAGTGGCCGCCGCATTGATCGTGTCTGAACCTGCCCTAGTGAGCGTAACGCTGTATCCGGTGATATTGAGGAATCGAAGAACCGTGCCGACAGCACAAGTAACTGCTAGTGGTAGCGTTACAGAAAAGTTCGAAGTCGCATTTTGGAAAACGACAAGCTTGTTTGCGTATGTGGCATCCATAGCTGCCGCACTGCTAATTGCAGCCACATCGGACAACGACGCGCCATTCTGTTTGACGAAAGCCGTCGTAGCCAACTTAGTACTGCTATCAAACTGCGCCGGCGTCACCCCCGTCGTCAGGGTCTGCCCAGCACTCACCCACCCATTCACCCCATTCGACACAAGCTGCACCGCCTCACCCGGACTCAGCGTGAGGCTATTGGCACTGCTGCCCTGCCCGAACGCGAGCGTATCGGTACCATTACGCGTGACGGTGGTCGAGCCGCTGGCCTGCATGTACGTCACGCAGATGCTCGTGCCGTTCGGGCAGTTGGCCGCGGGCGGCAGCGTGATGGTTTGGCCGGTAGCGGTGACGTTCACCAGTGCGCCGAGCGCAGCCGTAGTGAGCGTGCTGGATAACGCGACGTTCTGAATGCTGGAGTAACGCTCGCCAATCGCCGCCAGGAAACCGCCCGTCGGCGCGGTGGGCGCGTTCGGATAGGCAGTGATGTTGGCCGCGGTAATCGTGCTCTGCCCATTGGCCACGGTGATGATGGCGAGGCCAACATAGCCCGCCGTCACCGCAGGCGTCGTCTGCGTGCCGGTGGCTGCGGCCGTGCCGGCCACGAGCTGCAACGAAACCTGTCCCGCACGCGTAGTCGGCTGCGCATTGCCGCTGCCGCCCGGCCCGTTGAACGCCTGCGATGGGTTCGCGCTGTTGTAGTACGGCAGCACGACGTTGTTGATGTCGTTCTCCAGGTACGCGGCCTGGATCAGGTAGTTCTGGCTGTAGCCGGCCGTGGCGGGTGCCGAGAGAATGAACGACTGCGCATCCATGAGGATGCCCTGCTTGAGCAGACTGTGTGCCGTGTCCGCCGGCAGCGCGCTGTACGCGGTGCCATCCACATTGGCGAGCTGGTAGATCTGCCCGGGGTTGATGGTCACGCTCATCGATGCGGGTGTGGTGGGCACGCAGCCCAGGCCCGAGACGACGGTGGACGTGCCGAACAGGTCCGCGCACAGCTTTGCCAGCGCGATCATGGTCTGCCGGTTGGTGTTGAGCAGGTCCGTGGTTTGCGGCACCTGGCCGCTGTAGACAATCTGACGATCCAAGACTGTTCTCCAAAAGAAAAAGCCCGGCGGGTTGCCGGGCTGTCGGTGGTGAGGAAAGCGCGTGGGGGTGCGCCTAGGAACTGATGCGCGTCCAGATGATCGAGGCGGCGGGCCGCACCGATTCAATGGCGGCGTAGATGTCGGCATCCGACACGGTATTGCTGCTCATCGAAGGGTCGACGTATTCGCCTTGCGACGGCACGCTGTAGCCAGTGGTGACGATGTTGTAGCCCGCCACGTTCGGGATACCGCTGCCCAGCGGGCGATACGCCTGCACGAACGCCTGGTACGTCAGCGAAACCTGCCCGTACGCGCCGGCCATGCCGTAGCCGCTGTTGGGCGCATCGTAGGCGCCGCAGTCTGCGGGGCGGCTGGGCTCGATGATGGTCGGCGCACGCCCGGTCAGGTCCGTCAGTACGCGGATGATGGCGTTGCGTGTGCCGCGTTCACGGAACAGATTGGCGACGATGTTGGCGCGGAACGATGCGTCGGACTGCCCCGTCTTGCGCCGTATCGACAGGCCGAAGAAATCCGCCGCAATCATGTCGAGCCAGCCGTCGGTGGCGGTCAGGATGCGCGTCTGCTGCTTGGCATAGGCATACAGCTCGTAGACGTAGGCACCGCTATACGCAAGGCCCTGCAGCAACCCGTTGAGAATGGGCGACTGCGCCACATCGCCAAACCAGCGTGGCAGGTACCCGCGGATGCGCGCGAAGATGTCTTGTTGGTCACCGGTTGGCATTACGTCACCGTGATGGAGTTGGCCGTGGTCTTGATGACTTGCAGGCTGGTGGCCGACAAATCGGCTGTGCCGCCGTTAAGCAACGCGCTCGTGACGTTGGTGACCGCAGGCGAGGCGTCATAGGCCACCTGCGCCAGCCGTGAATACGTCAGCGCCGTGCCCAGCGGCAAGCTGTTGATGTAGCTCAGCAACGCTGCCTGCACCTGCGCCGCAATGGCTTGATGCGTATAGCCCGGTGCGGTGGCGATGCTCATGGAGACCGTCGCGTTGACGACGACCGGCCCGTACACATAGAACGTGCTGGTCACCGGTCGCACGGCATCCACCGCATTGCTCACGCTGGCAAGCAGCGTTGACGTGGGCGCACCGGTACCGTCATCCACGATCACGATGAACGTGCCGTTCTGCGGCAAGCCTGCGTAAGTCTGGTTCTCCAGGATCACGTATGTCAGCCCTTGCTTGACGCCTGCGATGGCGGAGCCGATGGCCGTCTTGGTGGCCTTCGACAAGCTCGCAACGTAGGCGATGAAGCGCGAGCGGAACGCCGTGTCAGGCTCGGCATCTGCGCCGTTCACGAACGTCGCTGCGTTGGTGACGGTATCCACACCGGAGATTGCACCGACGATGGTGGATACCGCACCCGCCACCGCGTTGCCCGCTCCACCGGGTGTCACGGCTTGCACCGGCACGGTCACGCTGGCTGTGCCGGCGGCAATGACATAGCCGCCGAGCGTGGCGCTGTAGGCAGGGTTGGTCGTGTCGACCACCACGTTGAACTGCTGCGTGCCGTCGCTCGTCTGCACCACCGCCGTGAGCGGCACCAGTACCTGCTGCGTGACCGTGAAGCGCGAGAACGTCACGCTACCTGTAGCCGGCACCGCAGCGAGTCGACTGAGGCCAAAGTCGGCCATCCACGTATCGAGATCGCCTCCGCTTGAAGTGGAGGCGCGCGTAATCGCCAGCAGCTGCAGGATCAACCCTTGCAGCCACACCGTGACCGCCGCGTTGGCTTCAACAACCGCGCGCAGCACCGACCCGACCGTCAGATCGACCAGCACCTTGGCATAGCCCTGGATGGCTGCCACCTGGTTGCGCACGAGCGTCACCCAGTCTTGCGTCTGAATGGACATATGGATCATTTGCTCACATTGAATTGAAGGGACACCGGCTCGCGCGTGATCGCGCTGCTGTACAAGATGCGTACGCTCACGCCGCCGGTGATGGCCGCCACGTCCACCTGCGGCTCGGGGCTTTGCGCAACGCCCGCCTCCTGCAGGATCTGCGAGCGAATCAGCCCGCGCAGTGCCGGCACATCAAGCGTCTCGCCGATCTTCTGCGGCAGGCCTGCGCCGTAGTCGGTGTGGAAGATGTAATCGCCCGGGTTGGTGACGAGGCGCCGCACGATGCGCTGTTGCGTGCGCAGGTCCGCGCTGGCAAGACCGAGATCGCCGGTGGGCGACACCGTGATGTCGCCGCCCACCCAGTGGTTCACGTCGTTCAGCAGTTGCTGCGTCATGCCACGCTCCCTGTGTTGCTGGACCCAGACTGCACGCCGGTGTGGCGGTGCGTGTCGTCGATGCGGTGACCGTTGGCCGACACCTGCCCGCTGAACTGCGTGTTGCCACTGATGCTCATCGAGTTGCCCGTGCCGTTGTTGCCCGACACCGCCATCCCCGCTTGACCGGTGATGGTTTGCGTGACCACCAGCGTGCCGTCGATCTGCACCGGCCCCGTGTGATTCCACTGCGTGGCCTGGCTGGTGAGCGTGCCCGCGCTGATGAGTGTGACCGTGCCGTCGTTGTGGAACTGCAGCTTGGAGCCCGAGGCATGCGTCAGGAAGAACTCGCCCGACTGCGCGCCAGTGGGCCGCGCCTGATCACTGAACAGGCGCGCGCAGATGACGCCGTTCTCGATGTCGCCGCCGAGGAATTGCACCTTCACTTGATCGCCCGGGCTGACCGGCGCATCGATGCCCCAGCCATTGCCGACCCAGGCAGTGGCAACAGGCATCCAGCCGGTCAGCGAGCGCTCCGGGTCGGCGGTGTCTTCAGGTTGCAGGCGTACACGCGCAGAGGCCGTGCCAGGGTCGTAGCTGGTGACGATGCCCATGCGGTTCTCCGCGCGACTGGACTGCGCCATCATCGCGGCGAGCACCATCTGGTTGCGAAGCTGTTGAATCATTGGCTCGTGTCCTTGTTGATGTTCTTGGCCGACACCTCCATCGCGTAGCCCTCGCTCAGGCTCATGCTGCGTGTGATGCTGTCGATCAGGTAGCCCTGGTCGAAGTTCGTGCCGGTGCCGGTCAGGCTGACGATGTCGGTGGGTGTGAGGAGGTGGTCGGCAGGCAAGCGCGCTCGCAGCTTCATTTCGTGCTGCGCGACCTCGTCGAACTTCTGTTTGGCCAAGCGCTTGACGCCGGCTTGGTCGAGTCCGTTACGCTCGACGGTGTGTGTCGGCTTTTGGCCTTTGCCACCCTCAGGCGCATTGCTGTAGCGGGCCGTGAACTTCTTGCCTTGCTTTGCGTTCCAGGAACGCGCTTCCACTGTCACCCCCTTGGCAACTGTCAGATCGCGCGACAACTGCAGGCTCGACACGTTGGCCGCCGGATTGCCGTTCTGGTCGCGCGCCCATCGCAACTCGTAGGGCAACGCAGGCCCTTGCAAGCGAGGCGCGAAGTAGAGCGTCTTGCCACTCACGTAGCAGAGGAAGTCCTCTTCGCGCGCCAACGCGGCAAGCAGGTCCCACTCGGTGCGTTGCGCCGTCAGGCTGACGTTGTCGTGCGCGTAGGACTTGCCGATCAGCCGCTTCGTCTCAGGGCCGATGACTTGCAAGCCGTGTGCCGCGGCCAGCTTTTTCGCAACCTTCGACGCCGTCATATTCTGAAACTGCAGCGTGACCTGCGCGTCGATAAACAGCGCCGTCAGATCCCGGCCGCTCAGCGTCAGTTGTGCGGACACCGGGTCCAACTCGACACTATCCACGCGACCATAGATCAGGCTTTGCAGCGCGGTCTCGTCGTACTGCAGCGGATTCGGCGGAAAGCCTGCAAAGATCTCGACCTCTAGCGCCAGCTGGCTGGAAAACCAGTTCGCATCGCGATCGGGCGGCAAAGCGCTCGCCGCCAGCGTGATCTGGAACGTATCCGCCTGCTCATACGAGTTGCTCAGGACCGACCAGCTCACACACGCGGGCACGCGTTCGCCGCCCACCTTCACGATCGTGCGGGGCTGCCGCACATCGGGTATCACGGGTAGCTTGTTCAGGCTCATAAGAAAAAAGCCCCGCATGGCGGGGCTGTCCGGTTGATGAGAACGGTGCGCTATGCGCTATGGATTCGGCAAACCACCGGCCGTGTCTTTGTGGGGCGGCACGATCAGGGTTTTGACGCCTTGCACCAGCGGGTCCCACAACAGCTCGGGGTTGGCCTTGGCGAGGCTCGTCCACGCCATCGCGTCGTCGTACTCCTTGGCGGCAAGCTTCATCAGGTCACCACCGGCTGTCACCACATGCTTGGCGCTCTTGTAGACCGACGCGATATTCGTCTGCACGCGGCCCGCCACGCGATCGAGCTGAACCAGCACGGGCAAGCTCAGCGCCGAGTTGATCTGGCCGTTGAGCTTCGCCACCTGCAGCGCCACCGGATTGTTTGGCAGGATGCCGCCCAGCGTGGCCACCTTCATCAACTCGCTGTTGGCGGATGCAACCAATGTCTGCGCACGGTCCCGCACGGCCGTCACCTTCTGCAGCACGTTGCTGAGCGTGGACTGCGCAGCGTTGGCAAAGCTGGACACGGTGTCGATGGCCGAGTTGGCCGAGTCGATCAAGCTGGATAGCTTGCTGTCTCCGATGGTGCTGGCCATGTCGGTCATGGCTGCGGCGTCGCTCTTGACCAGGCCATCGATACCGGTGCCTTCATCTGGCATCGTGTACTTGGACATATCGCTCGACACCTCGCACGAGATCTTGTACGGGATCTTGTAAGCGCGCTGGAAATCCGCGCGAAATTCGCGGATGACGACGATGTAGCAGATCTCGGACCACCGGAGTTCGAGTTTCGATCCGCGAGCGCGCAGGTCGTCCAGCTCGCGCGCACGCGCCACGGCGCTCTCGCCGAGCAACCAGCCGGACCATTCAACTGGGCCACAAAACGCGCCCATCGAATCGATCACGCGCGTGCCGCCCACCAGGTCATGCAGGGCGAGTTTCTGCGTTCCACCAAATGGGATGGTTTCGGGCACCTCCAGATCCTTGAACTGGAAGCTCCCGAGTTTGAGTGCAAAGTCGGGCATGGTTGATTAGATCGAAGATGGCATGGGATGCATACCGGTGTTGAAGTTGCTGGAACCCGTGAGTGGGCGCCCCAATTGGTTGTCGGCATGCTTCCACACCACCTGCCCGACAGAGCGGCCATCCATGGTCACATCGCCTTTGAGGTAGACGAACTTTGGCTCAGCGACCTTCACAACGGAGTTGGCCGGGGTGGCTCCTTGGCTGGATTGGCTGGACACTGGCGTGGTTGCCGTCAGCTTCTTGCCGGTGTCCCCGTGGAGCACGTCGTACAGGAAGGTACCGAGCGTCGCGCCCTTGACGCCGCTGACCCGTTCGACCAATGGGCTGATGACGTTGTCATTGACGTAGGTACCCAGTCGATAACCGCCGTAACCTGCTCCAATGACTGCACCGGCTGATCCAAGCATGCCCGCTGCCCGTGCGGCGAGAGGCGACCGCACCAACGTTCCAGCAGCGCTTAGCAGACCACGACCCAATCCACTACCAGCGCGGAGCACTGACATCGCTGTCCGCCCAACACCAGCCCCCAAACGCAGCGCGCCCCTCCCCAAGGACTTGGCGATATTGCTCAAGCCGCGTCCAACGCCGCCACCGCCCTTGCCTCTGCCGCCCGGCAAAGGCAACGAAAGCGTCGTGCTTGCCTTAGACAAAAAGGTCAGCCCCGTAGCCAGGGCCATGAGTGTCTTCGTTGTGCCTGGATTCTCCTGCGCCCACTTCGTGATGCCATCGAGCATGCTGTTGAACTTCTCCAACCCCGAAATCGCCAACGGCAAGATGTGTTCCCCAAGCGCGATATTGAGGTTCGTCTTCTTGGCTTCGTAGTCCTTCAGCTTGCCTTCCAGCCCTTCGTTTTCCTTTTCGTAGAGCTTGACGGTGCCCGGCCCATTCTTGGCGTTCTGCAAATACAGCCCCGCTCGGTCCTTCTCATGCTCGAGCTGCTGCAGGATGTTCTTCTCACCCTTCATGCCGAGCAGGCTGCCCAGCTTGGTGTTGAGGCTGTCTCCGCTAAAGCCGCTCTTCTTCAGCGCCGGCACGATCTCGTCCAGCAGGTACTGAAGCGGGTTGTTGGCGAAGTTCGCCGCGTTCGTCATACCCGTCGCATCCACACTGGTGATGCGCCCAGCCTTGTCGCGATGCACGGCCTTCGGGTCCAGCAGCTTGACGCGCTGCAGTTCGTGCGCGACGGTGGCGGACATGTTGCCTGCCGCCCAGCCCTGGAGCGTCGACATGGCATCCACGCTGGCCTTCGAGCCGCCGTTGGCTTGCATGAACTGCTTCAGCCCGAATGCTGCTGCTTCAGACGGCTTCAGCGCGCCAGACAGTTTGCCGCCCTGCATGGCCTCCAGATAGTCCTTCGGCAACACACCGCCGTTACTCGCCAATGCCGTGTTGACCAGCATGTCGAAGGTCTCTTCCACCTTCTTCACGTCGATCTTGCCGTCTTTGCCAATCACGCCGTCACGCATCTGCGCAGCCTTCAGCGCAGTCAGCGCCATGCTGTCGAGTTGCGCACCGTCCTTGACGCCGGTTGCCGCCCCAAACGCCGTTCTCGCCTGGGCCAGCAGCTTCGTGACGTCCTGCGCCTGGGCCGAGCTCTGCAGAATGGTCTGCGCCCCACCAAACAATTGCCCGACATCCGTGAGCGACATGCCTTTGACGTCAAGGCCTTTGAGGAATTTTTCGTTCGCCGCTGCAGCGCCTGGGTCGAAGCGGCTGATGCGCTCAAGCACCGCGTGGTACTTCGATGCGGCGTCCACCTGCTTGTCCCACATGTGGACGGCTTCGTTGCCGGCCTTGGCCAAGCCGCTGCCGAAGTCCATCAGCTTCTTGACCTTCTCCAGCCGGGTCTCCAGCTTCTCTGCGCTCTTGTTCACGGATTCGAATTGCGCGGCGATCGCCACCAACCCGCGCGAAACGTTATCCACCAACGCAATCTGTATCCCAATCTTGTAAGCATCGAGGCTCATAGGAATCCTTGTTCGTCTCTCCTTCGTCCGCTTGGGCCACCGATCTCACGTGTGCGCGCTTGCGGTGGTGTTGATCGGGCGGCCCTCCAGCACCGCCGTCGCCGCGTCGCCCACGCTCTTTTGCACCACGTCGGCCTGCTCATTCGCCACCGCACCCAGAAACGGATGCGGTGGCGTCTGCGCAGTGCCAAGCTCCTGAACGACAGCCTGGGCGGCGTTGGAGCCGATGGCCGCTTCCAACCCCTTGACCGTGTGGCCAATGGAATCACGCAGCGCATTCACGCGCGCCGCCTCGGTGATACCAGCGGCCGCTGCGCTCTCCACCGCCTTGGCGCGGGCCGCCTGCTCCATTGCCGCAGCGGCTGCGGCCAGCCCCTGCGACAACGCAGCAGGCACCCGCGCCTCCAGCTCGGTCAGGCGACGCGCCATCTCTGCTAGCGAGAGGTTCATTCGCGCTCCTTGAAAGACATCGTCTTCAGGTCGAACTCCGCGCCGTGGAATTCGCTGCATTTGATGGCCATCGCCTGCCGCATGGTGTCGTCCAGTGAAAACGCCACGTCGAACGGAACACCGTTATGCACGAGCCACATTGCCTCGTGAAACGGGCCGTTCGTCAGGAGTTTTTTAGCTCGGACTCCGACGTG